GCCACCGGCATTTGCATTTGTTAGTGTTTTACAATCCATAACATTTATGTTTTAATAGTTTTAAATCTGGTTTAATGTAAATAGCATCGATGCGTTTTTCTAATTTGTTCGGCTCACCGTCATAAAATAACTCGGTGCGCTGTGAAAATTCAACATCTAAAATGCCGTTTGTCGTTTCTAAAGCTCGTTTCAAATCCTTTTCCAACACCCTTAAATATGCCATCGTGCTTTCATTCCGCTCTAAATTCGTTGCATTTCTTTCGGTTCCGATAATTAGATACAAATTCAAATCAGGTGTAAAAATATTATCGGTTTCACTTTCTGAAATATCCGTAATGCAAAGTAGTAACGGAAATTTAGCAGTTTGATTAATCTGTGAGTAATGGTTTCGGATATTTAATCCTTTAGCATTTTGAAAGGTTTCAAACAGAATATTTAAAACGGGTTTTATGGTGTTTGTCGATTCATCTAAACTTAACACATCGCCAACTTTCATACTTTCCGCTCCGGTTATGTTCTTAATTTGAACGTAATCAGTAGTAACGCTTTCAATCTTATACATGCCGGCATACGTACCGAAAATCTCTGCATTTGTGTAGGCAAAAAACCTTTCAGTATTACAATACAAATTAAAGGTATCGATTGCAACCTTTTCTATTTGTGTAATACCGACCGCTTTTGCTGCCGCTTCAAATGCTGTATTTAAAATTGAAATTGTCATATACCAAATCCTGTCAGTTTTCTGAAAAATCTATATTCCCATTCCGGATAGTCTGTTTCGTTATCTTGTAAGAAACGGTAAACTGTTACAAAATCCCATTGCTTACAGTCGTAATCTTGAATCAAATCAACTGCATAATTCCAACTTCGTGTAATTCTATGCACCGGAATTACTTTTCTGCCTTTGTCGAATTGCTCCGCTGAATGACCTAAAGGTATCGGATCGTTTGCAAACTCGGTTTGAATATCGTAAAAAATAAGATGTTTTAACGGGTTTTTTATCCCACCATATTTGTACTCAGTACCACCGACAGTATAATTAACACCGTTTATAAATCTTGTCCATTCCGTATCTCCTTCGAGCGTTGCTGCATTAAGTTTATTGTATTCTAAAGCACCTAAAATCCGAATAAGATAGTTTTCTTGAGCATACGAAATTACATCGTTTACCCTTTCTTCTGTATCTTTATCACTATTAATAATAGCTATGGGCGCTTTAAAATCCTTTATGGAAATAAGATTATCCATTATTTATTGCTTTTTGAATCTTTTGCCGACTTTTTAACGGTTTTTGTTTCCGCTTTCTTTTTCGGCTTTGAAACTTCTTTGATTAGCATTTCTAATCCTTTTCGTTTTGCGTGCGTTCTTAGCATTTTTTCAACTGCTAAGATTTCTTTGTCGTTTCCTTTTATCTCTAATTTCATGTTAAATAATTTAAAGGGAGCCGAAGCCCCCTATTTATTAAGCAGTTTCGAGTTCTGTTTTCGCAGATGAAACATCTACATACATAAACGCATAAGGATTGTATATCGGGAAAATCAATTCCATTTCTCCGATAAAAGCAACCTGATTTTTGCGTTTTTCAGAAGTGCTTTCGCTTGCTGAAATTTGCAGCGGTGTGTATTCTGAAATGGCAACCTCATTGAAGTTTCCAATCAGCATTTTACCGGCCGGCATGGCTTGCAATTCAATAACCGGAAGCCCTTTGATGCGTAAGTTATTAGCAGCATCCCGAATAATATCGAGATATTCCTCTTGCGTACTCTTAGTCAAACTCATTTGTCCGAGTTCATTCGGATTAACTATAATGGCGGTAGGGTTAAATCCTCTCGACTTCATTATAGAAACGGCTGCAATAGCAACATCATAAGAATTAGCCCCATCTACAGACAAATACCAACTGTTAGTGCTTGAACCGGTCCACGCTGAAGTGTCTGCTTCAGTTACATAAGTGGCTTCAATCAAAACCTCAGTTTCCGAAATCACAATAACACTATTATAAGTATCGTTGTAATTTGTTGAATCTGCAATAGTCAGATTATCTCCGTTTTTGATGTTGTGAGCGGCAGCAAATGTAACTTTTACAAGTCCATCTGCATAGTCCTCTACGCTTGAAAAAGCAGTAGCGGTATAAGTGTTCGGAGTTAAATCAAATGACTGAGCCGACCCGGTCAAACCATCTAATTCATCACCCGACCCGCTGCCGAATAACATTTGAAAGTCTAACTTAGTTAGCATCAAATTAGGCAGTCTGTTAAGGATGTAAGACTGTACCCAACGCAACCCGTTTGTTTTAATATAGCGTTTTGATAACAAAAGACCTTGCCCAATTCGTTTGATTGTTGCAATAACTTCTTTTGTTTTGAACTCTACATCCGTAATCTCTCCGTTCTCACCATACATGGCCGAAGCTCCTACAAGAGCGTCTGTCAGCGAATAAAACTGCGGAAATACAATTTGATTACCGTCTGTGGTGTCTCGAGGTATAAAATCATACATATGAGGCATAACAGTGTCCTCATCGTAACGTACTCTGTCGCGAATATCCGACAATAAAACAGTTCCGGTGTGGTCGGTTGTTATATCAACAACAGCCTTCTCTCCGTATGCTTTTGTAGCTCCTTTGAAGTCGTTACCCTGCATTTTTGCAAACTCATCAGAGCTTAAAAGTGCAGCGATTGACTTTGCAATAGAGTTTTTAATCGGGTTTTTAAAATCAATTTCAGCAGCTTCTTGCTTCACTGATTTGATTCTTTCGCCTTGTGCCTTCAAAGCAGTTTCGAGTTCAACATTCTTTTCAGAAATTTCTTTTACTCGAGCTTCCACGGCTTCGTTTTCTTTTTTTGCAGCTTCCTGTATCTCTGCTTTAATTGAATCAATTTCGGTTTTACTTGCTTTCTCACTAATACTTTTTGTGAGTTTAGCATAGTTATGATCCATTTCAGCGGAATGATATTCAGCAAGCTCTTTGGCTGACATTTCAGCCATTTCTTCTGCTGTTTTCTTTACAAATTCCATTTTGTTTACTTTAAGTTTGAATAAAATAATTTAGCTTGATTTTCGGGTAAATTTTGGCTTGTGCGCTGTTTTGCGGTCTGCTTTTCATTCGAGCCGTTAATCGTTTCTTGTATTAACTGTTTGAGTTGATAATATTGCAACTCATATATTTTTGTGTTTTTAACACCTTTTTTGCTTTGTTCAATTAGCGCATCCATTTTTTTATAAATGTTTTGAATATGGATTTGCTTGTTATCTGTTTTAGTGCCGAGATATGGGGTCAATTTATTTGCTCCAAACGGCACGGTACTCCATTCAAATAATTCAATTTCTTTCACTTCATACCCATATCCGGCATTTAAAGCATCTTCAGGATTAATAAGGCTATCAACAAACTTTGTCCAACCTTCCGAATCTTCTTCTATAAATGTAATATCTTTATAGCGGAATCCAATTGAATGCTGATTATATATTTTTTCTAAGTATCTAACTAAGGTTTGTTCTCCGAGGACGTCCTCTAAAAGTTTACTTTCGGTATATAATACATCTAATCCGTTTACTTTCATTTCGGCTTCTAATAATGATTTCCCGGGTAGCTGGGTTAAGTCATGGTTAAGAGCATGCAATATTTTGTCGTGCGCTTGTGAGTTTGCGCCACGGTTGTTAATTGACCGTTTAGCAGCTCCAATTCTCAATACATCTTGGTCATAATCAAAATAATTATAAGTGTTCACAACTGCTTTAATTATGCGCCCGTCAACCTCATTTTCTATTTTAAGATGTTCCGGCACTGACTTTATCGCATACGATTCTTGTGTTTTGTCTTTATATATCATAGCATTTCGTTTACTTCATTCTCCGTAAAATTGTATTCTCTCATCAAAATAAATTTAGCCGCTTCGGATGTTAATAATCCGGAACTTACATTTGTCAAAATTTGTATGATTGTTTGTGAATTCCTTTGTGCTGATGTTGATTCCTTATTTTTATCGGGCTTTAATGCTTCAATCCAATCTGTTTTAAATTTAAAATCGGCTAAATTAAATTCAGTTTTAACCGACTTGGCCACATTATCCCAGTCTGGAATTATTTTCTTTGTGTATAAATTCTTGTCAGCTATTCCCATGTTGGAATAAGTACTTCCACTTAATTCATTTAACAGCAATATAGGAAATTGATATTGGTCACATAATGCAATTTTATCTTCTTTTATTCCTTCAATCAACTGCATGTCTTTTATTGGCGGAGTTGATGAAACCCATTTTAATTTAGCATCTGTAATGATTTGAGTAAAACCACCCTGTAGGTTATACATAGAATTAAATTCATCTTGTACCTCTTGTTTGTTAGTAATCGGGACATGCCCGACTTCGTCCATTGTTTCATTCACCCAAGCCCCAAGCGCTCCCCTTTTGGATAGAATAGTATGCCGTGCTTTGTATTGTTGGTATAAATTATTAATAGGATAGTGTATCGCTTCAAGTTTGCTTTCAGGCTTCACATAATTACCGTCTGTAAACTTTAAAGAGTTATCCCAAACCGCCCAAACATCTTGCGGGTCGATTTCATATCTTTTCCCGTTAAATGTTAATATATATTTTTTGATTATTTCATCTATGGTTTTAGCTTCCAATAATTCCCTCGCTGTAATTTTATCCTTTACTTCAATTTTTAAATGCTGACCAGGCAATACAAAAAGCCCAGTCGGCAAAAAACCAATACTTCCGGCTTTATAAACGAATGCACCACCGAACAATTCTTTTTGCTTATAAAACGTCTCCCAAAATTCACCCTCTGAATAAAGCGGATGCGGGTTGTTTAAAAGCTGTACTACCTTACTGTTATCAATAACTTCGCCACGCTGATTATATTCTGAAGGTTTGTTTCTTGAAAAGGTTTTTGCTGAATAGTTTATAATAGAAAAAAGCTGAGGTACTGAATAGTACGCTTCGAGTTGTGATAATGTTTGTTTTAAGTCCAAATCCGTGCCGGAATCCCTAATGCCAGAAAAGAAGTACCGCCCATTTTTCTCATTAATGGAGCTTAAATTCTCTTGTATATAAGACTTTTTACTTTTAAAGCTAAATATCATGTTATAACATTATTTGTCAAAAATACAACAATTTAACTTTTTTTAGCACTTTTTGCAAAAAAGTTTTAAACATTGCTTACCATCTTTTTTTTGACATTACTACATATCTTAAAGCAGCCAATCCGTCAGGTTCATGCCCTTCCGGTTCCGGTATTATTTTATCGTTTTTATCAACCTTGAAAAACCATTTTTCAATACCTTTTTTTATTGACTTACTACGTTTTGTAATGAAAATATTATACGCTCTTAAATCCCTTATTCCCTTTATTTGACTGCCTGCACCTTTTTTTACTCCGATAACATTATACCCATGTTTTCGCATATCTCTAAGACTTGTACCTGCTGCACTGTCTCCGATTATTAGCTGCCCTTTCGGATGATTTACTTCAATTAATTTGTCGATTATAGACATCCGTTCAGCTCCTTTTATTTTTTCAGGCATTAAATTGTTTTCGCAAAAAACTTCATCTACATACAAATTAGCATCTTCATTCCATACGTCAATTTTAATTGTAGGGTCAGGCGATACCCCGAAGTCCATACCTGACGGAATACGCTTAGCCGTATCCGGTATTTTATCAATAAACTCATAAGAATAAATCCTACGCTCAGAATAAAAGCCTGTCAATCCCAAACCGTAAACCCTAAACCATTCTTTATTATTTTTCCGAGACAATATAAAATCCAATTCGTTATTCGGAATGAATTCATTGTCAAGGTAAGTTAAAATTATTTGTTCCGACAAATCTTCTCCGGTTTGTCTATTTTTTAATTTTGGGATTTCTGTGTGCGCCCAAAACTCATAATCTGGGTTGTAGTCAATCCAAACTAAGCCTGATCGGCTTATAAAAGAACTTGCTGTTGTCCAGCCTATTTTGTTTGCTTCATTTATATACAATCTATCCCTACGCTTTGATTTCCCGGATGTTTTTCTTGAATCAGAAATATATCTGAATTGTACAACGCTGTTATTGTAATGAAATTCCTTATCTTGCTTATTATAATGATTGTCGAAGTCTATACCCATTAACTCAAAAACAGTTCGGAAGTCTTTTATTGCACCATCCTTCAAGTTATCGTATGTATCTGTCATCACAGTACCAAGAAATTCAGCGCCTCGAACAATATCTTGAGCCCATATTATAGCAATGGAAAAGTTTTTCCCGGCTCCCTGGCCACCTTGGATTATTCTAATCGGTTTTGTTAGTGAATTAATTTTATGGTAGGATGTTGTTAGCGCTATCATTTTTT